TGTCAAACACATGGTCCGTCTTGGCGTCTATCACGCCTTCTCGACCCATCATAACTTTACTCAGGCTTCAGCACGCCTCTGCAATAAAACTGTCGCTTACCATTACACCGGTAAAGCTTCCATCCGCTGCCAAGCCGATGGTGACGACCATGTCTATGAACATGGTGCAATGCACTGGCTGTTTGGTGACTTTATTAATGTCACCATCGAGGGCAAACCTTACCATCTTCATTGGTATGTCCTCGAGAAGATTGGCGATACGCTTGTCTACCACTTTGAGCTTCTCAGTGGGCAATCTGCCGGTGAAAACACTCCACCTAGTTTGGAGATTACCGACACGGCCCATGAAGATGTCGCGCCTATTGGTGTTTCACTAGCTTTCGCCACCACGTTGAATCGTGAACTCCGCTCCCCGACTACGGAATTGGCGTATGTTCCCGTGAACGGAGCTGTCTTTTTCTATGGCCTTTTCGGCCTTGAAATGGGCAATGGTGAATTCATCCCGCTACCACGCGGGTTGGTTGGATCCCTGGCCCTCGCCGCTGCAGGCCAGGTCCGTACACCCGCCTTGTACCAGCTGTTGCTGGCCCGAGCAAAGAACGCCCTCCCCAACCTCAACTACCCAGCTGACATGGCCCCAAAAGCTGCCATCTATGCTGCTGTTTGTGCATTAATTTTGCATGTTGAGTTTGAAACGGTTGCTCTTGGGACACCACTCCGTGTGTTCCGCCGCCTCTTCCACCTCCATTCGCGAGTTCTAGATTTTGAACCAGCCTATGTTCTCGGTGCTAAAGCGGTTGCTGCTGCCTCTACGGTGGCAATCTCAACTATCGTACCTCTCCATTATTATGGTTGGGACTACACGATACTGGGGTTGGGAAAATTGGCCGTGTTGGGATCCATTGCACATCCTTTCATAGCAATCCCTGCCTTTGCCTGCGCTACAGCGTGCGGGTGGTCGCATTACCAGTCAGTTGTTTCCCACCGCTCGGCCGAAGCCGAGCAGTGGAAGTCGTTTAGAAGCAACCTAATGCCTGGACCGACCGGCAGAACCCTCCACTTCGCGAAACCACCTAGTTTCACCCCCGCGTCCGTACCAAAGCGAGTCTCCACAGATTTGCGTGCCGGCTGCAAGATCAAAGTCCACGCTGACAATCACCAACCTGATGTCAAGTGTCTGGAACGTCGCGGTCTTGTTTGCCATGGCATCGCAATACAGGAATCAACTCCATCGTACGTTGCGAAGACGTTCCCAAACGCTCTGCAAGGTCTTACTAGTCGTTCACTCGCACCCCTCGATGCAAAGCCGGTCCCGGAAGCTTGGTTCAAAATTTTTGCCAAGACCATGGGCAATAAAGGCTACGAAGGGTCTGTTATGAATAGGTTCATTCTCGGAGAGCTGCGTAACCTTAACGCAGGGACGGATGAGATTTGGGTAAGTAGGTTCCCAAAAGCTACAAGAGAAAACCTACTGAAGGCGAGGGACAGCTTAGAAGCTGATCCTCTTAACGAGAAAGACCTGCGATTGTCAGGCATCGTTAAACAAGAGAAGACCGGAACCGTAACCATTGCTGGCGTTGCCCCAACCGCTGACACGCGGATGGTGATGGCTTGCACGCCTAGAGCTAATTGGTATTTCGGTCGACGGATGTGGTGCCAGGGAAACGTCTATAAGAAGCGCTTTCCTGTCAACTTCAAGTCCTGGATCAGTTGGGATTCTGGGGCGTCAGGTGAGGAAGTGGGCGGCTGGCTTTTCGAAGCCGTGACGACCTTTTCACGACCTGGACGCCCGGCTCGGATCATTGTTTTTGACCGACGCCGATTTGAGAAGAACCAAGGCACGTTTGCCATGATTCTTCGATCGCTTGTTTTACGCGGGGCCGGAGCACCCCCAGAATTTGTCCAAATGAATCGAAAACTGCACTGTCTGAAGGGTGCAGTTCAGGGCATGCCTATCACGTTCGAGTCCGAGGACCCGTCCCAAGTTAGTGGTAGCAACATGACCGCATGGGGAAACTTCGTCATTAATACGGCGGGTGTCGTGCATTCATTAGGTGAACCTGGGGAAAACTCTTATGCCGCCCTCATCAAGGGAGATGATGGGATGCTGGTGCTGCATCCGGATCTGGAGGCTTCATGGGACTCGTTTGTCGAAACGAGCGATGAAGTCGGAATGCCAGTAACCGGCTGCATGACTACCAGTTTGGCTGAGGTTGAATTTGCTTCGAATATACCCTACCCAACCGCTGACGGTATCGTTTTTGGTCCTAAGATCGGCAGGACTCTTCAACGATTCGGTTGGACAATCAGTAATGCGCCCGCTGATGTGTACGGCGCAGCTACCTCGCTGTTGGAAACGACAAATCACATCCCTTTCCTCCGTCAGTTCATTGAGGCCCACCGACGCCTTGGTGTACAGACTGACGTAGGCCCTAACCCATTCCGATTTAAGATGTTGGCTAAGGAAATGCATGAGGCATGCCCTGAGACCTACGCTTTCATTGAGGAACGTTACGGCCTTAATGCGTCTTTGGAGAGACATTTTGAGGAATTGCTATCGACAGTCAATACCCTCCCAGCCGCTATCAGTTGGCCACTGATTGACGTGTTGGTTGCGCGTGACGAATAAGTCGGTAGACACCAATTATATCTGAGGTGTAAAACAGGATATAGGCTTTATCACAAGATGGTGAAAGGCAAAACCAACAAAAATGGAGGAAAGAAACAATCCAAGAGACAACCAAGGAACAACGTACCTCGACGACCCAACACAACCATGCCGGGAAGTCGCCAGGTGTCGTCGGTGCCGCGCACTATGCCGCGTAAAGCAGGTCACCTTATGGCCACCTGTAGTATCACCGATCCTTTTTGCGTTCACGCCCGAGGAGCTCAGCGCCCAGACGGTGGTCCCCCAACTATACCTTATCAGTTTCGTGCAGTGTTGCAGATTACGGCAAACGGTGGAAGTGGAGCAGCTCGCTACACTTTCATACCAAACCCTTTGTTTCAATTCAACAACGCTGTGCAGGCGGCTTCGTGGACCAACACGGCCGCATGGCAAGATATCGGAGGAGCCGCATTTATCAGCGGCAACGCGAAAGAGATTCGCCTTACATCTTACGGAGTCGTTGTCAGGTCTTCAATGACCGCCACCACCGCTAAAGGGCTTGTGATCATGTCAACAGATCCTGCCCCAGTGGTTAGTGGTGTCTACTCAATTGGTTCAATGCAGGCGACTGAGTCTGTGGTTACTACATTGGCAGCAGGTTTTGAACATGCTTGGGTTTCTAAACCCATGGGCGCCTCCGCCCACTTGTTCCGACCAATCGCCGACTTTACCACGACGATGTCTAACTTTGATTGGACTTCACTTGTAGTCGAAGTGATGGGTAGCGACACGACCGTTAGTATCCCATTTTTGACCGCCGAAGTCGTCATGAACGTGGAGTTTACCGTAGCATCCGGCGCTTCTTCCACTGCCATTGCGCAGTTGCAGAAAACGCCGCCTGTCCCTAACCGCACCGCTATTGCGGCTGCTGAGCACGGGACATCTCAACGCCCATCCTTTATTCAAGGTGGCATTGATGCTGCTACGAGTTATCTCGAGAAAAGCGCTCGCGCTTCGCTCGACACCCTTCTCAGTGAAGGTATGTCCGCGCTAACTTTGATGCTTTGAACGGTTGTATGCACCAACTCTTACATCAGCACCTGGAAGAGCTGTAGAAACCAGATGGCCGTCCCCCGCGTGGATAATCGCGGCTCTACTGATGGATCCAATATGAAAGGGGTAATTTTCGTACCGTCAGCATCTTCA